TTAATTCTCATCTGTGTTACCCTCCTTGTTATTACTGTCTGCAAGACCCTCGCCGATAGTATAGGCAAGTACTGCAGCTCCCGACATCAAACAACCCGATACGGTAGCCGCTGTTTCGTCCGATCCGCCAAAAGCAATTATCAAACCAGTTATAAAACCGGTTAATGATAACCACCATTTACGGCTTGTTAATTTGCGTTTCCAGTCAATTTTATTCATAGTTTTGTCCTTTCCGCCTATTCGGCTACCTTTTCCATGCCCTGCTGTGCAAGGATTTTTTGTGCTTCTTTGCTGTTGTCGGGCACTACAATTGCACCTTCGAGTGTTTCACCCTCAGTTTCTATGCCGCCCAATACAAAAGTGTCATCTTCAAATATCTGCATATAAGCTCCTTTCATCTGCTGTTTGTGTATCGTATCATAAATGATAACGCAGTTGTTCCTGTCATTGACATCGTAACAGATCCGTTGTCTAACGTTACGCTCTCTGATGAGCCGTTGCTGATAGTCAACATCACACGTTCTATACTCGCCGTAGGTGACAGTGCAAACACTTTACGATTACGCACAGGATTTAGTGCATTATCATAGTATGCTTCGATTTCGACTACGCTGAACCCCTCGCCGTATGTTGTGTATGCGAAAGTTTTCGGATTGTCTTCAGTGACGCTGCCATATACAACGACATCTGTATCACATTTCCATGCTGACCACGCCCCGTCATTGCACCATCTTGTATAAGTCCGTTTTCGTGCTACGGAAGTATAGCGTTGCATGGTATTAAAAGCCCCTGTGTTGATATTTCGGATATTGTCGACCGACAATTCAAACGGTTCATTGGCGGATATCGGACGGTTCTCAATATTCTGTGCAGATACTGATGCGCAAAAATACCGCTTACTTTTACTTTTATCTGATGATTCGTTCAATTTGATATCATCAAGGTTTACTGTCTGTCCGGTTATCTCTGTAGCTTTGAGATAATCCTTGCTGTCAAGCTCATAAGGTGTCACCGCTCCGATTTCTTCAGCCGTGTAAGTGGGCTTACTGTCGGCTTTCGCCCAGTCCGATATGTCACCGGTTTTCAGATATTCCGACAGGTCAATATCGTAAAGGTTGACATATAACAGCTCTGACCACGGAGTATTTCCGTCTCCTATTTTGATACCATGCTGACCGCTTTCAAAGTCGGTTATACACATATATCCTTTTGGGGGTACAAATGAAGAATGAAGAGTCCACTCAGCCGGTGAACGCATATCCTGAAGTAACTGGGCTTCAAGTATTTCCGCCTCCGATGAATTTGGCTCAGCTACAGACTGAATCTGCTTTATCGAAAAATAATCTCTGCCTACGCAATAATAAGCACTGATTTTTGACGACCATTTATATGCAGAATTGTCGCTGCTGTCGATATAGAGAACATCTGTGTCTCCCAGCTCGGGAAAATCCGCTGTTCCGTTCGCTTCAATCACTTTTGATACTGTTTGCGTTACATCTTTCTTTTCCAATGGAGATCGTGTTAATTGAACTGCCGAATTATATTCATCAACTGATGAAAAAGAAACATCCACCGTTTGAGAAGGTCTCCACATATACTCTTCTGGATAAACAGACAAATTGTTGTGAAAATTAATTCCAAGTATAACTCTGGCACGTCCGCATGGAAACTCAGTAGATGGCGGATAGATTTCACTCCACTTTAATGCTTTTGAAAAGTTACCGTGTCGTGCTCGTACACTTGTTTCGATTTTTTTTACTGTGTCTCCATCAACAGTCGTGTATTCGGACATCAAATTTATCCAATATTCCGTGTACTCGGAATATTGTATGACTCTCGTTATATCTAAATAAAAGCTAAATTTTACAAACGACTGTGCATATATTTTATCTGATCCGTAAATTCCGTTAAAAACAGTAAAATCACCACAAATAGCCCCTAAACCATCATTATTATATGTTGCTTTGAAACCTTGAACAATAATATCTGTATCTCCACCATCTAAGCCATACGTTATTTTATCGTCTACGCTGTATCCGATTATGCTGTAATCGTATTTCAGATATTCTTTTGTCCTTTCGGAAATTATAACGGGATCATTTATAATAGTAGTGCTGTTATATTTTCCTGCTCCCGCATTAGATGTATGATCCGCTGCGGCACTATACCTGTTTGACGACTGTTTGGTGCTTTCGGCTGTTGATGTGATTTGTTCTGAAAAACCGCTGTCTTTACTTAACGAGTAAGAAATTGCGGTTACAGTAACTTTTTTTGTTGTTCCGTTACTGTTTACAGTCACAACATCATCCGGAAGCAACCACCCTCTACCTCGTCTTGATATATCGGCAGCATAGTAATGATAGCCTCCGAGCTTATTCCAAACGTATTCCATAATTTCTACCGTTGCAAACGGATTAACCGCTTCAAGCACTCCCGGCAAATTCTCGTCATAAGCAGTACCGTTTGCATCAATATAGAATGCTGTATCGGTGCCAATTGTAAAGCGTATGCCTTTTACGGTAAATCCGCTGTCCTGAGCGACTGATAAGCTTTCACAATCACCTTCTTCGATTGTTTCAACACTGTTTGAAGGGCGTGTAAATATCAGTTTATCATTTGCATCAAACTGGGCATTACACCCGTTGCAGGCGGCTATAAAGCCGATTATTTCACGGTATGTGTAATATTTATTTGTCGGATTTGTTGCTTCATTGTTAAAAACCGGCTTGGTTTTTATTTTTGCAAAGTCATTCGATTTTGCACTTATTGTAAAATCGTTTATTTTTCCGATGTACGAAAGCAGATCTTGATGCGTCGCAGGAAATGATAAGGTGTCAACCGTATCATCGACACTGCCGTTGAAGCTACACGGCTTATCAAGGAAATAGAATCTGTCATACGCTTCGATATTTACATATCTTTTTTCCTGAGATAAATCCGTTATATAAAAGATTCCGATTTGTGTCAATTCGGTAAAGCCAATGAAAACGGTCACTTTATACGCATCCATTGTCGGTAGGAGGTCGGCACGTATAGTTGCTGTCAGCCGAGCCGCTGATGTGCCTCCGACACTTATACCGCCATCAGACGTGGAACGAGAAATATCTAAAGATACTATATCTTCTATTCCGTAATCTACAGATCCGATTGAAATTTTTGCATTTATATTTCGTACCGGCTTAGTAGCGTTGGTTTTAAAGCTTGATGATACAGAAATCATATCTCTTCCACCTCCACTGACACATCTTTATAGCACTCGCCGAGTGTTGCATCGGTATAAGCGTATGGAGCAGAAATGTCACCTTTTACATGAACGGTATAAGAATCACCGTTTACCTCAAGCGTGAAACTACTGCTTTTTAATATAGCGAAAACAGACGTCCATTTTGCCGCAGGAATTATGCCAAAAACGACAGAACCGGAGATTTTAAAATCTCCGAATCTGTCCGTATAAGCCGTTCCATTCAGACTATACGAAGTGCTTTCACCACGGCAAGAATGACGGAGATCGCATTCGGTAATGTATTCCGATAAGTCTATATTGTTAATTTTCACCGTCATATCTGTACCTCCCTATAATGGTGATTTACCAGTTTGCTTCTGAATTTTCTTTATCCCCTTGACGGTAGCTTTTGCAAGTGTGTAATCATTTGTTTTCAGCGTGACATCAAGCGTATACTGCATCTTTTCCTGTGCAGTTTTCAACTTTTTAAGTTCTGATACCACATCATTAAGTGTTGCATCTGCTTTTTCTGCTGAAGCGGACACCTTAGAAGCAGCTGATAATCCGCTTATAAGCTTACCCGATTTGCTGTTACCGACTTTGCTCGCTCCGATTCCGGCGGCAAGTTTTGCATTAGAAGTGCTAACATCATCCCATACAGTCGGAATGTAAGACGTTATATTTATATTCTGAGTCCCACTTGATGAGTTGCTATTTGAATTTGTCTTTTTGGAAGACGAGATTGAAGAGCTTTTTTTCTTTGTGCTCGATGAACTTGTTTTCTTTGTGCTTGACGAGCTTGACGTTTTCTTTCCTTCTTTTGCTTCAGGTACATAAGCATAGTCAGATGCGCTGTAGGTTGATGGCGTATAAGAATATGTAGGTGTTTTATACGATGTTTTTCCCGCACTGCTATATGAATAATTTGTTCCGGCACCGGTATATCCTAAAGCTGCTTTTCCTTTACGCTCCTCTTCTTCAGCAATGCTTTGACTATAAGAAAAATTACCTTCCTCCTCTGAATAACCCTGAGAATAAAGTCCGTTATTATTTCTGACGTTGTTATACCACTCTTTAACCTTATCCTCATTGACATAATCCTTTAATTGTGAATTGAAATATTCTTTCTTTTCCGCTGTATCAAGGAATTTGTTTTTGGCATTTGATAATGCCTCATCGGCTGATTTACCGCTTCGTAATTCCTGAACTATGAATTTATTCATATCACCATGCAAATCGGTATATTTCGTGCTCAGCTCATTCGCTCTGATTTCTTCCTGATGCGTCGCCGCATACATTTCTTCACCGATTTTTTGGCAAGCCTCCTTGACTTCATTATACCAATTTGTGAGATTAGTACCGAAAATAGAATCAATTGTGCTTAATACGCCATCAAACAGATTTACAAGACCATTTCCGAAAGATTCAAAGCCGCCCATAATATCACCGGATAAGAAATTTGTAACGCCGGAAAAAACATCTGCAAGTGAATTAACAAGCCCCGCAACAATATCAAGAGCCGGACCGAGTATCTGTAACAGCACATCCGCAAGCGATGATATTACAGGCATAATCGGCGATAATGCCCCATCAATAAGACCGATAACAGCTGATAGCAACTTCCCGACTGCTGAGATAACAGTACCGAGCGGTTCGGCAAGCTCAGCCACCAGTTCCAGAATCGGAGTAAGCAGTTCAATTACAATGTCAAGCACCGGCAGTAACGCCTCTATTACTTCCATTAGAGGTGGAAGTAACGTATCGACTATTTTGATAATCGGAGGTAACAGCTTATCAAAAAGCTTAATCAATGTCGGAACAAGCTTCTGAATTATACGAGTGACACTTTCCATTATCGGCTTTAGCAGCTCTATAAACTGAGGAAGTATCCCTGTGATCAGCTCAATGAGCGGCGGAATAAGCTCGGAAACGCTGTCAAGTATCGGCTTAACCTGCTCAATTATCTGTGGCAGAAGCTCCGAAATAATCGGTTCGATAAGCTCAATAATATCCTTAAGTACGGGAATAATCTGCTCGCCGAGCGGAATCAGAAGCAGTTCGATTGTACGGGAAAGTCCGTTGAACATATCGGATAAGCTGTTGTATTTAACGCCTTCCATCTCGCCCAGTTTGTCCCGGGCTTTATCGATGCTATCGCCAATTTGAGCCATAGCAAGAACTGCATCTTCACCGAGATCTTCCCACTTTGTGCCGTAAAGCGCAACACCGGCGGCATTGCGGTCTACATCACTTTCGCAGGCGGCGAGCTTTTCGTTAACAAGCAGGAATGCCTGATAAGCACGGTCACCGCCTGCGGCGAATTCTTCACCGAGCTTTGTTGCGTCAAGCCCGAGCAGAGCCATTCCGTCAGCGGTAGTCTGACTGCCATCCTTTGCTCTGATAGAAAACTCTTTAAAAGCATCATTCAGAAAATCAACTTGAAACGCACCGTTTTTTGCGCCTTCTGCCATCATAGACATGGCTTCTTCGGCAGTAAAGCCCATATCAGCATAGTAAGTGCTGTACTCGGCAAGCTGATCGGCTATGTCACCGTTCTGATTTAAGCCCTTTTCTGCACCCTGAGCAAGGAGATTATACGCTTCCTCGGCTGTAATGCCAAACTGCTTCATTAGAGCATTTGCTCCACGGATACCCTCAGAAACGTCTATATCGTATGTATCCGATAAAAGATATGCGCTTTCAATAACCTTTTGAAGCTCGTCGTCTGTGACGTCTTTCATCTGCTGCTTGATGAGAGCGAGCGTGTTGGATATATCATCAAAGCTTTCGCCATAATTATCACCGTAAACTTTCTTGATGATGTCACCGTATTTTTCTGCTTCTTCTGCAGTAAGCCCGAGCGATGCAGTCAGCTGATTGTTAGCCTTATCAAGCTCGTTTGCTGCGGATATAGCTTTTCCTGTTGCCGCTACAGCTACCGTGCCTGCTGCAGCAAGTCCGGCACCAACAGTAGCGCCGATGCCTTTTCCGACGCCTTTAAGACCTGTGCCGATTTTTGAGCCTATGCCGGAAGTTTTCTTTTCGACTTCTGAAGAAAGCGTATCGGTACTGTTGATAATTTCTTGCGTATCCTTTTTATAGTTATCAACTACTTTGTCGCCTTCTTTTTTTGCAGTCTGCGTTACAGCTTCCTTGTTTTTCTTTTCGGTCTGCACTACTTTGTCAGACTGCTTCTTTGCTGTGTCTGTTATATTCTTCTGCGTCTTGGAATTGTCGTTCTCTATTTCATCGTTTGCTTTTTTCACAGCCTGTGAAATGTTTTCCTGTGCCTTTTCAACGACTTCTTCCTGCTTTTTTGAGCCTTTTTGTGCGGCTTCGGAAACCTTTTTGTTTGCCTCCGCCATATCGCTGTCGATTTTGCTCAAGTCTGCACGGACTTCATATTCAACTCTTCCATCGCTTTCCGGCATAATCTCACCTCTCTTCTGCCTGTTTTTCGAGCATGCCCCATAACCGTTCCCAACCGTCCTGAGCCGATTGTTTGTTTACGGGATTTTTAATTGCATACTGTGCTTTAAGTTTTAACAGTGCCGATATCTGTTCCTGATTTCTTCCGTTCGGAGCAGGAACAGGACGTGCTCGTATATCAATAATATCGCATAAACGTGTATCAGACGGCAAAGCTCCAAGAAGGGAAACAAATTCCCACCACTGTAGCTTTCCTTGTTCTTTGAATAAGTCGATACCGTAGGCTTGCCTAAATGCGGCATAAATATAAGGCGCATCCTGATCGAAGCTTATCGTTTCCGCTTCCGAATCGGAAGTATCTTTATCAAAATTGATAAGCTTGTCAAAAATCTCATTGACGACTTCAGCTCTTACTGCAAGGCTTCTTACTTTAGGAGCTGCTACGAGCCAGTCGAAGATAATATCAAATAAATCTATATCATCAAGCTCGTTTTTGCTGAGTATCTCGAACGCCGATAAAACACGGTCAAAACTCAAATTTAACGTATAACAAATGCCCCCGACTTCTATACTGCGGGGGCAAGGCTGCGACAATGAATAAGTACTCATTAGCGGTACTTATGTAACGCTCTGATCTGAGCCTTACGATTGCGGAGTGTTTCGTTGATTTTCGGAACAATAACGGCATTTATGAATGGAACTACCTGAATGCCCATTTCAATGTAATTGTCCTCAAAAAATTCAAGCAGTCTTTTTGTTCCGTCTTCGCCGAATATCAGCTCGAATATTGCAATCACAGCGTTACCATACGCTTCATAAGCACATTCAAGATCTGTTTCAACACCGTTTTTCCGAATTTCTTTAAGACGTCTTTCTGCATCAATAACTTCCGTCTGCTTCTTTCGAAAAGCTGTGCAGACAGCGTCTGCGTCTATGTCTATATCAATGCTGTCGATGACGTTTCCGTTTTTATCAGACAGCTCAAGAGTTTCCGTAATTTTCTGTGTTCGTGTGATTTTGTATGCCATTGTTATCCTCCTGACAAAAATTCAGCAGTGTGCCTGTCGGCACACTGACTGTTTTTTGATGTAATATCAGACACCCGAAACGGTGGCTGTTGTTATTGTGGGTTTGCCGTTAAAGGCGATTGTGCAGCTTATAGTGTTGGGAGCTGTAGATTCACCGCCGCCGATACCGGTAGCTGTAACCGTGACGGGACAGGTGAGAACCTTGCCGTTACGGGTTATCTTGATGTCAGTTACTCTCTTTGATCCGATCTCATACTGAATTTCATCAAGAAAAGTACAAACGGGATCGTCCTTGATAAAATCGCCCGCAAGCACTACTGTAGGAGCTGCACCAACAACCGCAGAGCTTGCAAATCCGCCGTCCGCAAGATAGGTTGCACTGTAAACGACCTCGTTTATTGCAGTCGTTATCGATTTGAATGCCTTGCGCATATCCGAATATGTAGCCGATTCTCCCGTGGGAGTAGTATTGATCTCTACCTTTATTTCACTGTTCAGCTCGGCTTTGCCGACAGTAGGTATTACCTGTTCGTTTGCCATATTAGTACCTCCTAAAATGCTATCCTTATATCAACAATCATAGAATATATCCAAAAGTCACCGACCTTACCGACAGGAGCGGCATCGGTCGAAACCGATGCACTTAACAGCTGAACGCTGTCATCTTGCGGCAGTTCGGTTGCTTTCGAGATAAGATTGCCGATATTAAATAGCTGTTCCATAGCTACACCCTGTATCTTGTTCTTGGATAAAATAAGCAGAGGCAAGGTTCTGTCCTGCCGTTGCTTATCAAGTGTAGCACCGTTATCTTTTGCCGCTTGCGCTTCAGCGGAAAGCCCTCCGCCGACAGGCAAGCCGGTTGTTTCAAGTCTGTAACCGAGCTTATTTTCGATATGATCAAGAATAAGCTTGATTGCTTTTTTCTGAGGTGACATTATTTATCACTTCCTGTTAAAAGTTTCTGCAGTTGTCTTCGCCACTGTTCCCCTTTAACCGATTCCGCTTTATGCGCCCACATTTTGCAGGCTTTTGGGTTTTCATCATGTGAATATGATATAGGGTTACCTTTTTTAGATACGCCATAGTACAATGTTCTTGCATAAGGTGTTTCCCAACGAAGAACCATAGCAATACTATCGTTTCTTATTTCAACTTCACTGCCTTTAGCACGGGCAAGTGCTTGTAACTGTTCTGAAGTCACTTTTTTTCCGAGCGGTGGTACCCAATCGGCAGAGATTCCTGTATGGATTATACTGCTGTTTATGAGAACGCTCTGATCTTGAGGAGCGTAATCGTTGCAATCCTTAAGGAAATTTGACATAAGAAGTTTCATAGCATCATGTGTTTTTTCCGTCATTCTCGCCTTGACTGCCACACTGTTAATGTTTATTTTCACATTCATAACGATAACCCTATCTCATAATGATGTGGAGCATTTGTGTCATACCGCTTTATGCTTGCAATCCTGTATTCCGTTTTTTCAAAAATCACCTTTGCGCCCGGCACAAATCTGAAATTCGGTGGTTTGGAATTACGGCAGTCGTAATACATGACTGCGTCAACCTTTACCTGATTATTCTGCTTATCGCTGGTATAACTCTCTGTTGGTTCTATACGGACATATTTCAATGTTTCCGTAGACGTTTCGGAGATTTCGCCCCATCTGTCGGTCTTTTCGGCAACAACAGCGGCAGTGTGTATCAAAAGACTGCGTGGTATAGGTTTCATCATACCGCATCAAGACCTTTATACATAAGCCCGGTCGATAAAAGCAAGCCGTATGACACATTGCACATGGGTAGTTTTCCATCCGATACGCTACTGTTTCCGCCTGCCGAATAGCTGAAACTGCCGAGTGAAATATTGCTGAAGCTGCCGTCATGCACGAATGAAAGACCGCCGTTTGCTGATATATAATCAACCTGCCAACAGATAGCATCTTTAACAGCCGTCTGAACCTTTTTATCCAGACTGTCGAACTGAGCTATTCTGCCGCAGGTTTCGTTATATATAATAATGTATGCAACCTCAAGGAGCTTAGACAGCTCCTTTTCGTCACCGTCAAACTCGCCGCAGAAAACGTCTTTGTAGTAGTCAGGTGTAACTATCTGCTGCATCGGATACCTCCGCCGGCTTCTTTGACTGCTTAGACTGCTTTTTGTTTGCCGAAGTTGTTTTCTGCTCCTGCTGAACTGTGTTATCTTTATCAATCAAACTTTCTACCGAATCAATCTTTGAAGTTGTTTTCTGCTCCTGCCGAACTGTGTTATCCGCCAGATCTTCGGCTGTAAATCCTACTCTTGTCATAGAAACCTCCTTATGTCAGTGCCGTTGTATCACGGTTGAGGTAGATACCCTTTACCTTGTTTTCGTATGTTTCTGCGATGCTGTAAGCACGGTAGAAGAACATATAACCGTCATCTGTCTGGTTCTCTTCGGGCGAAACTACCTTGTTGACCGTGTGCTTACCGAACTGGATAACGGCATCACGGTTGATAATCATAAAGTTGATTTTATATCCGCCTGTTGCTCCTGCATAACCGCCTGCGGTTTCGTTGCTTGAGGTGCCGTCCTTCATGTCAATCGCTGTGTAGAATCTCGTCTGCGGAACGGTTATAATCTTTTCAAAACGATCGAGAATAGCCTTGCTCTTTGTTGTGTCAACGTTTTTCGCAAGCGTAAGCAGTGTAGGCGTAATAAAGAGTATCTTTCCGTCAACGTTTACTTCTGCCTCGTCCTGCGCATTGACAGCGGTCTGGAGAGCCGTCAGGACAGCTGTACCGGCGGTGGGAGTAGCTTCGGCGGCGGAGAGAACGCCTGTGGCACTTGCATATTTTGCAAAGCGGAAAGCGTCCATTTCGGGAACGACTTTTGTTCTTATGAACTCGCTTGCAAGCTTGCCGAACGCAATACCAGCCGTTTCTTCGTTGTCCATAGCGTCAACGGAGAACTTACGACCTCTGTCATAGTTGCACGATTTGGTTTCATAGGTGATCGTGACATCGCCCTTGACATAACCGCTTGAACGAGAGTAATCTGCAAGACCGTCCATGCTCATCTTAGGAATAAGAAACTCTCCTGCTTTTGCGCCCATTCTCACCGTATCCGCATCAGCATCAAGAATAGATGTGGCGGAAGCCTGCTGATAGACTGTATCGAGCTTGTCGATATACGCCTTGAATTTTGTAATTGAATTTGCCATAGTGATTTTCCTTTCCGGGCTTACTTAATGCCCATTATCTTGTTGATTCTTGCTTCATCAGCTGTCTTCTGTTCATCGTTTACTGTCGCAACAGCTGATGTAATTATTGCCTTGGGAGGCTTTTCTCCCTTGAAGCTGGGATATTTTTCGATCACACTGTCAATAGCCTTATCAAGTGTAACATCTCCGCTGACCTTTGCCTGTGCGAGAGCGAGCACATCGTCGATGCAATCGGCGGCTACACCGACCGTGAGTGCGTGTACCTTGCCTTCAAGGACAGCGATTTTCTTTTCGCTGTTTTCTTTCGACGATTCAGATTTTTCGTCGGGATTGCCGGAAGTGTCTGACTTTTCGCCGTCTACTGTTCCCGCTCCGGAACTTCCCGAATGCTCGGATTCTGACCTTGCTTCAGACTGCGGTTCGGACTGCGTAACAACTTTCTCGGCAGTGCCGTCCTGTGCACTGCTCTGAGCTGTGGCAGCTGCCTGTTCCGCCTGAGCTGTGCTTTCGGCATTCTCAGTTGCCGATGTTGTGATTTTTTCATCCATAATGATTTTCCTTTCTGTAAAATGGGTAATATAAAAACAGCACCGTGAAAGTGCTGTTTTAAACGTAAATGTGAGTTTTTTGTACATCAAATTATAATTTCATAAATAACATCAGCGTGATATACACCCTGTTTATCTCGAATAGCGTCTTTAAGTATATGCTTTTTCCCGTTGTACTTCCGACAAAATCTATCATAATGCCGCTCTACCGGGTTTCCTTCGATCATTCTCCACTCCAAACGATGAACACGATATGAATTAATTAGTTTTTCCAATTCTCTGAAAACACTTATTCCGATTATTGGATTTCCCTTATCAAAAGAAAAAAGACTGAAACAGTTTGCATTAGAAGAATACATATCAAGGACATAGGAAAAATAACCAATTAGCTTTTTGTCATCTACAATAGCATATTGATATACGCCTTCTCCCTCATCGGATATTTCCGGAGTGCTGAATCCGTTTGATCCAGTATATAAAAACATCTCGTCATCATAAGCGTGATATAATATCTGCTTTTTGATTTCATCTTTGTATAAAATCGCCGGTACTAATGCCATACTTTACCTCCTTTTTATCATAAGAAAAACACCCTCGAAAGGGTGCTTAATCTATAAATTTAACGGATTCAATGTCGTCATCTATTAAAAGTACTGTCGTACCATCATCATCTTGATAACGGACACCATCTTCATCTTCACCGTCATCATTTGTAACGATGCAATCGCCGATGCATCGCCCCCTGTATATTGTTCCATCCTTGCAATATACAATAGATTTACGGTCATCAATTTCTAATTGTACTATATAGGGTTTCATTACTTATCACCTCTTCCTTTTGTCGGGAAAACATGAGTGCCTCTGTCAGAATACTTGATTTGAATTGTTCTTGTTTTAACATAACGTCCTAATCTTTTATCGAAAGTAACACCAACATCAAACGGTAATTCAATAAACTCATCTGGGTATTTACTGTTTTTGCGAAATTCCAACTCACCGGTACCTGCATAATTATCAACGATGGTTTGTGGGTCAATATTATCCAGCAATCGACTCTTTGGCTTTTGCTTTGAATCAGGATTTTTCTTTATATCATCGAGCGCTTGCTTGACTTGCTGTTTCCAGACCTTTCCGGTTATATGTTTCTTTTGATGATTTTCATCGATTTCTTTCTTAATATTGCCGTTTTTAAGGTCACTATGAAAAGAATTTTCTTTTTCTTTTATTATAGCATCTTTTTCAGCTTTGTCAATTTCTAACTGCTTGATTTTTTCCTGTTCCGCCTTAACCGCCGCCTTATAGCTTGCAGTAGTCTTTGCTGCCTGACTGCGACCGTATCCCGGAGTAGCGGTGCGGTCGGGCTTATATGTAAGCCCGTTTTTCTCACAGTAGCTTTTAAGCTGCTGTTCCTGCTGTTTCAGCTTGTACGCCGCCTTGTCAAAGCCTTCCTTGTCGCCGAGAGTGTCAAGAGAGGTACATTCCCGTTTGGAAGCTCTGACCTTACGTTCAAGAGCACGTTGGTTGCAGATTTTTTCGTACTGTTCGGCATTCTCCTTTTCGTCATACGGGAAGTAGGTCTGAACGCTGATACCGGGCAGGAACGGATAGATCTGATGACCGCAGTTTATACCGAGAAGCCCGGCAGGCTTGCCGTAGGAACTTGACCGCCAAGCATAGAATTTAATGCGCTTGCCGTCAAGGTCGGTAGTATAACCTCCGCCACCGTTGCGGTTGAATATTTTTCCCTGATCTTTCGCACACAGCGGTCTTGCACCGCTGTGACTGCTGACCTCCACCAGATCAAGCCCATACTCATCCATTATCGAAAACTGTGTTTCTTTCGCAACGCTTCCGACAGTGGAGCGTATACACATATTAGTGTATGCCTCCGGCGTCCAGTTTCGACCGGTCTTATCTACAAAAGCCGGGATACCTTTCTGCGTCATTTCGCCGATACATTCCCGCATAGCACTCTGACGTGCCTCTATGCCGGTAACGACCTTTCCTGCAGCCTTATTAAGACTGTCTATGTATTCCTGCTTGTTTGCAAGCTCGGCGGTACGGTTGATCACCTGCATAGCGGCGTTCTTCGCCTTGTACTTCATCGTTGTATTTGTAAGATTCAAGTCTTTCTTTGCCTGTTTTTGAAGCATTTTAAGGCTGTTTAACATATTGCCGGACATTGACGGTGTGGCTCGTTTGTCGATAAGCCCTTCCTGCACCATACGTTTTAATCCCGGTGCAAGCTCCTGAATAGCGGAATTTGCCGCTCTTTGAAGTGTAAGCTCCAGAAGCTCGGGTGTTTTACCTGCGTATTCGGATATTGTTTTAGCGTTCTGCTTTGTCAGCTTGCCAAGCTCGGCGAGCTTTTTCATTTTCCACTTTGCCGTATCTTCTTCGATTCTTCCTGCGGCAAGGTATGCCGCTATGTTTGCTATAAGGTCGGTTTCAAGACCGACTATAAGATCGGTTATGCCCTGCGACAGCTGTAGGGAAGTCAGCTTATTCATAACTGTCACCGTCCAGTATGCCGCCGTCTATGTCGTTTTCTTTTGCAATACGCTGAAGCTCTTCTTTAGCTTCGGCTTCATCTATATTCTGTGCTTCCATAATAGCACGAATTTTTGATTTAAGCCCTGCCTGAACAAGCTTGATATTGTTATCTATACGGGTGTTGTCATCGCCGATAATGTTATCCTGCCAATTGACAGAAACCGTATAATCTTTGCTGACCTCTTCTGAAGCCTGTGTTATTTCTATAATCGCCGTTGCAAGACTTTCAAGCACCTCGGATATGATATTCTTGTTATTCTGCACGGTGCGAAGTGTGTCCTTTTCATCGGCGGCAACTTCTGTCGCCGTTTTTACGCCGGAATTACTGTCAAAAGAAAGCGTTCCCGGAGAGAAACCAAGCTGAGTGCTGAGTATATTCAGCTGAAGCTTCAGGGCTTCGACGTGTTCGGTTACTCTGAGTGACTGGGTATTGTCGGATATATTCAACTTCGGCGCATCATCGGCATTGAACGCCTGATAAACTTCGTCATCGGTGTCGAAGTATTTTACTTCGTTGCCGTCACTGTCATAGGTTGATTTGACACATTCAGACGGAATAATGATACGCTTTTTGCCAAGGATAAACTCCCGCTCCAAACTGTCGAATATTACATCTATTTCCCGTAGCGTGTCTATTGAATTTGCAAAAACAGGCAAACCGAGCGGTAAATCGAAAACCATATTGTTTCCAACTGCCGGCTTAAAATAGCAGAATAACGGCGTTTGAACGCCTTTGAACACTCTTTCGTATTCAAGCTTCGGGAACAGCTCGGAAACCGGTACTGATTGACCAAGATAGCTTCGTGAATCACTGCGCCGCAGTATATGATAGATATGAACGCCGTCCGACTGCAATGTATGATACTCGAACAGTTTATAGAAATAACCGTTCTGAACATAGTCGTTGCAGAAAATACCTTCTGTGATCTGCCTGTTATTCCATTTTGTCGGAAAGAAACGATCGGCATTTATGTAATTCAGACGTATCACATTATCTTCAAGATACACCTTTATTACTCCTCCGCCGAGTGCGTATGACCGAGAAAGAAATTCGGGAAAACGCTCCCAGAAACAGTTATTTTCAAGGACTTTGCTTACCGTATCATTGTACTTTTCGTCATCAATCGATATGTCGCACTGTTCCGAAAACGTCATTGTTGCAAGCTTGTCACAGATTACCTTTGCCATATTCGTCATAGCTCTGGGACGGCTTTTCTTCTTTATTCCGCTGTTTGTAACCGTCCTCCAAGGAGGTTTACCCTGATAGATGCGTTTTGCAGGCTCGATGTGCCGTGTATAATAGTCGGATATATCGACTATCGGCACGTTCGGAAATGCCTGCTTTATATAAGAGTATATCGACATCAATTTTTCCTTTCTGCGTCGAAGACGTTACTCATGTAAGCTTCGGTGCTGTATTCCTGTGCGTCAAGGCTATCAATATTTATGCTTCCGTCATCAAGACGTATTTCGGTCGCCGCATTTGGCTTCCATATAGCAGTTTGAAATGCCTCTATCGTATGTTTGCAGTGCGACATTATTTTATATCTGTCAGCCGCAATCAGACGGTTATAGAACAATATACGGTTGTTGATAGAACCTTTCCGGGCATTGTGAATATTGACCTTTAACTTTCTTCTCTGAGCGGCAAGGCGCACACCTTTGATCAGTATTTGTTCTGCTGAATCGAGATAAACCTCTGTACATTTCCACCTGCGGCATACACCTTCGATAAAAGTGCAGAAGTCGTTTTCAAGCTCATACGGTGATATTGTTTCTTTACGATAGTATTCGTCAAGCGTTACGATCGACTGAAAGCCTTTAGTGAATCCCGTTGCATTAAGCGTGTGAGCCGAACCGTTCCCGCCGAAGTCGCCGCCGATCGTTACAAACATCAGATTATCCGGAGGTGTATCAATGATGTATCTTGACGGTTTGTCTGCAAACAGCGGGTAAATAACACCCTCCGCCGCTACCCAGTTGCCTCTGATAAAGCGTTCAAAATAAACACCCGTGTATTCCTTTTTGATTTCCCGGACATATTCTTCAGGAAGCGTTGTGTTATCATCAATCAGGAATCGCAATACAAGCATATCGACTTTCGGATTGTCGATGTATTCTTTTTTCAGCCAATGTGTCGGTACGTCCGGGTTCGTTGTTGCAATAAGTTTTGCTCCCTTGACTGACAATCGGGAGAGAAGCATCGAAAAGAAGTCTTTCGGGAACAGCGTCAACTCATCGCAATAAGCTCCGCCAAGCGTCATGCCTCGTATCTTATTCTCGGACTTTGCATCATTAGCACCTTCAAGGAGTATCTTTCTTCCGAACAACTTACCCTCTTTTGTTGACAGCGAATACTTGAAGTTGTCTTCTCCGACAAGCTCCTGCAATAGCATAAGACAGTTACGCTTTAATGTCTGTAACGTTTTTGCCGACATCAGATAGGCATAATCTGTCGGACGGTCGGCTATCCAGAATGCCCAAAGGATAAGCGATATCCATGTCTTGCCGCTACGGACAGAGCCTTCAAGCAGATTAAGTCGATGGAGCTTATTGTGTTTGAGCAAGCTCATCAGCTCCTGCTGTTTGACTGTGAATATCAAATCATTTGACATTTTTCATTGCCTCCAGTATAGCGTCAATCTTGCCTGCACCGTCATCTGACATAGCAACGGGAGTTTTGCTGTAGGCATCACCGGCTTTATTTGTAAGGAAGAATTCTACTGCCGATTGATTCGGCGGTACTTCTCGGGTGATTATCTCAACGGTTTTTCTGCCGCCGACAATGCGTTCCCTGCGTTCCGTAACGGTGTAACCGGTAGCGGCACGGATCAGTGCCTGTTCAACATCTGCCCGAACAAGCTCAGGGTTGTCGGCTATTAACTGCCTGACTCCTTCAGAGCGGTCGATAATCTGTTGTATTGCCTTTTGCCGCTTGCTTTCGGATGTGTTCAGATAGCATTCAACAAGGCTCTGAACGGCATTCACACGCTGTTCGGTATCAGCTTTTTTGTATTTGTCGAGATCGGTTGCAAGGCTGTTTATTGCCCTTTTGCGATTGCTTTTTCTCACAGTTTGCTCACTCCTTTCGGGCAAAAATAAAAAGAGCCTTATAAAAGCCCTTATTCTGCATTTGATTATGTTGACGTGAAATTATCCCACTTTGTTTTTTGAAACGTTTTAAACGGCAATTAAAACGCTTTTATCGGTAAATATCCCGTTGGGATTATATCGGGATATGCTTCGCCATTCCGATTTTGAAAAAAATCAGATTACTTTGCGTATGTATACAGCCGTTCCGGTGGGGAGCGTATCGACCAACACCTTAGTTGCTGCACTTGTCTATATCGACCGCACAAGTTATCCTGTGTGACTCACCGTAAAGAGTGATCTCTATAACGGCTTTATGCTGTCTTCGGGAAAATTTCACTATTTTGTGCTCGTAGCGTTTGAGATAGCCGCTGTCTATCTTTAAAGTACCGTTCTCTATATGTCCTGTGCTGACCTTGAGTATATCGGGATTACGGCATAATCCTATGATATATTCTTCTTCTGTACAGGACAGGCATGTTGTTTTGCTCACAAAGTTTCCGACACCGTGTATTTTGCGAATGGTATAATAATCATCGGCTGTCAGACGGTCGGTCTGAAAGAATATGTAACCGTCGAACAGCGGTCTAATCTCTTCGTGCCATACACCTTTTTTGCGATACTTGTACAACTCTCTCGGCACATACGCTGTATAACCGAGTTCACGCATCGAGTACATAACAGCCGTTTCAGAGCCTGACTGTACATATATTACATATATCATTCGCCGTCACCCTCTTTCTGCTTACCTTTGATATATGCGGCAAGCTGAGAATACAACTGAGGGTTATCCTTAGCCATAGCGGTAAATATATCCTCTTTGAACACATCATACGCCGCATCCATTGAAGAGCGGTTCTTAGCGTCTGTGTCCCGCTTATATGTTGCCGCTTTTATCAGCGATGGCACTGCAGCGATCAGCTTTTCGGGCGGAACATCTTTCAGACTGTCATCGCTTAAATTCTGGATTGCTTCCATTACTTTATGGTTTGTTAATCGGGCAAGAGCCTCGGAAACATCAAGATCCGGATATTTGGCGAGTTCTTCGTTTATAAGGCGGAAGTTATTGCTAATGAGCATTACCTGCTCCAAAGAAGCATTCAGAGCCTGTGCATAACGTGCTACCGAAGATTTCGACACCTCATAACCGTTTTCACGGATGAAGTCTACAATGTCACTGTAGCGATATTCTGACGGGTTATTTATCATCATATCAACGGTTTCCCTGATGTCGCACGGCAGCTTGTCGACTTTACCTCTTTTACGATTACGTTTTTTCATAGTATCGCCTCCTTACAGATCTATGCAAGGATCTTCGATAGCACCGTTAACAAGCTGAATGCCCTTAGCGGTCAGCTTACCTGCAAGCTGTGTATAATCGTCGCCGATGCACTCTACAGCCTGTTCGGAACGTATCTTCACGAGCCGTATATATCCACCTTCAAGCAGATAATTAAGACTGTCAAGTGCTTCATTCTCAGTGATCTGAGGCTCAAGGGCAGCAGTTACATCTACGAGATTGACGTAATCGGTACGGAGCAGATTGATTGCTCTGATCACAGCCCCATTGTTTTTTATAAACTTGTTTTTCCTGAGCTGATCTTTTATATTCATCAATTGCCCCTCCTGTCCTTATCGGCAAGATTATCAATCTTCGTTTCCAGACGTGTCATAACACGGATAAACTCCGAATTTTTAACTGCCGTATCTTTTAATTCATCAATTGCGCTGTCTATCTTATCTATAGTGTGCTTTATTTCCTCGACCTCGGCTTTGGTGGCATATCTGTCGTTCAGGCTTTTGATATCACCCTTACATTCCTTTATCATATCAATATGGCTTTCGAGTTCAGATCTGGTAACGCATTTGTCCTGTCTGTCAATTGTGCGCTTGACGAAATACGATATAATACCGATAGCAGCAGTGATTATTATGTTGATGGCTGTTGATAGTATTGCTCCGATTTCCATTATATAAAATCCTTTCAAATGGCTTTATAATGCGTAATTTTTTTGTACTATATTTAATGTAGTTTAATTGTAACATTTTCGTGCAAAAATAAAAAGGCTTAGAGTAATTACTTTTGTGGTAATTACCCTAAGCCTTAAATTTGAAAAAATGTTAAAAATATTATAAAAGCACTTGACAACCACACGGCATCGCCGGGCTATTTCAGCCCGGCGATTATCTTTTCCTGTTCCTTTTTCGACAACTCAAGTGCCGTCATGACCTCTTCGGAATAACCGTTTTCTTCAGCTATATTCCTTGCGACAGCAAAGCTTATAAGCGTTGACGGCTTTGCAACAGCTATTCGTTCACCGCCAAAGTAGCTGACAAGCTTGCGGTACGCCTCGATACCGATAACTTCGGCTATTTCCGCCTGCGTTCCTGTCAGATGCTTTATCTGCAGATAATCAAGTTTTGATTTTGCCATCGGTACGCTCCTTTCTGCGCTTTTCCGCCCGAACATATCGTTTGATTGTGTCAATAAGCTCCGCACCCTGACGTTCTGAAAAGCCTTTGAAAATGTCATATTTCGGATTTACGGTGATACCGAGTTCCTTTTTTATAATGCCGCACAGTCGTTCTTTGACGGTGACCGCTGACGGGGACAGCTTTGCAAACTCATACATAAGCCCGAAAATCTTGCTTATCTGAGCGTTGCTTATATATGCCTTGACCTCCGGGGTTATTGCCCGGAGGTTAGCTTGCAATTGTTTGATTACTATGTCCGCCTGCTCATCGTTCAGTTCCGATATGGACTCTTTGAGTGTGAGCTGATACACAAAGCCGTGCAGATCATCTGATTTATTCCCATCGTCGACAAGTCCGCATTTCCGTCCCAGAGAGTAGATGTACCTGCGTTTCTGCTTTATATCCATTATAACACCGTTATCTTTGTCGTGTCAGATACCGATATAGCGCTATTTATCGATTTGATTACTTCTTCGACACTGCGTCCGTTTTCAATAGTTTCCAAAACAGTCATAAAACGCTGCCATTCAAGGCACTCTGAAAAAAGATACGCATAATCGGCGGCATCTTCCTCTGAAAAATCGCCAATCGAAACGAGATTCTTACAGTCTGTAAGAAAGTTGGCACCCTTGAGCTTTTTTCGAAGTGCGCTCTTTGCGGAATCGTCGCACGGTAACTGATCGTAGAACTCGTCTACCGTCAGCTTGCGTTCAGGGACTGCAATGTCGGCTGAATAAACGCTTGCAAATGTTCGCTCAAGTTCTTTGCTTTTGAAAGTATACTTTGGCTCGAGCGATTCTTTGATGTAGTCACCGAACGCATCACCCATCAAACGCTTCAGAACGGCAGGAGATATAATCTTTACTGTTCTGGCTTCGATGTATGTAACGTCATGTCCGTCATTATCATCAAATGTGCAGGTTTTACGCTTGCTGTCACGGAGCTTTTCACCGCCGAGCTTCAAGAAAAACGCTTCAAGCTCTTTGTACCGCAAATCAAGGGTTGCTTTTTCTTTGGACAGCTTTGCCATTTCTTCAACTTTAGCGGCAATTATTTCTTTTGTTACTGTCATTCTGCCACCGCCTTTGCTATTACCGCAGCACAATCCGGGCATATATCTATGCCCTCGTAGTTTACTGCCTCTGTGCGATTTCCGCAGAATCGGCAGACAGGAACGTGCTTGCGGATATGGATTTCTCCGGTCTGATTATCAACAATCAGATCAACTGCTTCTCCCGGCTGCATACCAACATATTCGCACAGATCCTTTGGTAGCGTTATTCCACGCTTTGATGTCAGTCGTTTGCTTTTAATCATCGCCATATAACTTTTCCTCCTGTATTTAGTTTTCTCCACTCTGCATTTATACGGGCTTGTGACCGTTGCTGATCAGCAGCTGCATTAGAGCAGGGAGCTTATACTCCCTGATTTTTATAGATTTTTCGTCTGTAGCACCCGAACCCGATAATCGGGCGAAGCTTGTTTTTGCAAGTTGGAGTACCGTCTTTATCGAGATATTTGTACTCACAAGAGTAACATTTCTGTGCCGTATCTCGCTTTTCACTTTCGGGTGTACGCATTTTATGTAGATTATTTGATTTCACGCTGCTTCTGACCTCTTTTCTTCTTGATTGCCGCAATCTGCGATAATCTTGCTGCATAGTTCGGATTTTTAGCGACGAACTCGCCGTACGACATACCGCATTTCATAGCTTCGGCAACTATTACCTCTATCTGTTCCATATTGCTCATTTCTTTCACCACCTTTCGTGCACTCTGTCTTTTCACGGGCTTGTGACCGTCCACGGCGACATTACACGGGAGCTTTCGCTCCCTGAGGTCATTCGGCTTTACCTTTGTTGTAGCCTTTTTTATATGCGCTGTTGTAGATCTTATCAGCTACTATTATACTGAAATACATTTTTGCAAGGATCCATCCTATGTATAAGATTACAAGCATAAGCGGAATTATAAGCACCTCGCCGCCGATTGAGTTGTCCGGACGGTCTGCGATACTGTTTGCATATTCTATTACGCTTACAGTTGCTGTGCCGGCGAAAAAAGCAGCGGCAAGCATTAACACGTTGTTAATAAACTTTCTCATTTGTTGTACCATTCCTTTTTTATCAGCTTTGTCTGTCTGTTATGCCGGCAGACAAGTAGCATTATTGTCGGTGTATCTTTGGCAATAAGCCAGTTGTCAGGGTTGATATGCGCTCGTTTCAGATAATCATACTGCGCTCTTGATGGTTTTTTTCCGTGCATATTGTCACCTCACAACGCTTCGTACATCAATTCGCATAAACTTTGCCATAGATGCAAGACCTTTAAGGGTATAACATCCGTTGTCATACGCCTGCGAAAACAATCTGACCGCTCCTCTGAGTCCGGCTTCGCTCTGAGCAACTTTGTGAAGAAACTCAAGCTCCTGCTCCATGTTAGAAGAAACGAGCAGAGGAAACATCATATCCACGTCCTCACGCTTGATGTCAGTAGTAACGAATTTCGGCGAGAGCCACTTACGGTTGTTGATCTGACGGTAATTTCTTCGGGTCTTACCCTCAAATTTTTCTTCGATACCGTTATCGCCGACAAATGCAACTCCCAGTGTCTGACCTTTGTCCGTGAAGTAGTCGGCAAAGCTTCTGATAGTTTCTATGCCGTGAAATGTCAAGAGCTGTCCTTCGTCTATGATAATAACCATTCCGTCGTGAAGCTTCTGCGTTATTGCTATCCATAAATCATCCGTTGACTGTGATATAGGAACGCCCAGTTCAAGTGCAATCAGTTTAAGCACTGCTTTTGCCGATTTAAAGCAAGGGTTAACTGTGATAACGATGCTGTTCAGCGGATTGTCTGCGTGATATTTCTGCACAGCTTTTGTTTTACCGATACCGCTGTCGCCTGTTGCAATTGCTACGCCACCTTTTATCTGGCAGGTCTTGATAGTCTGATAGATCTTCTCCGATATGCTTGTCGGTGCATAATCTACTTCGCTGTAGCTCTCTGCGCCCTCTGTCTTAGTGTCAAAATATGCGGCGAGTTTTGCAAACTGAGCATCCTTATTTCCGCTGTATGCTCCTTTTTTGAGCTGCGATATAGTTGATGCCGGAATACCGATGCGCTGTGCTGCCTTATTTGCCGATCCCATCTCTCCGGCAAGCTCGTCAAATTTGGCGAGCAGTGAAACTTCCTTTGTCTGTTCCATGGTTTAATCATCCTTTCCGCTTTAATGCGTTATTATTTATCTTATCAATGTCGATGAATACCTCATCGACATCGGATAGAACGGGGTTGTCCGCCTTGAACTTATCAGAAAATACAGGCGTGAACTTTGTCGGCTTTTCAATTCTGAACCTATCTTTGCCTCTTTCGGCACGGTTGATAGTAGCCGTCAGGAAATCAATAGCCTGTTCCTCAGTGATTGACGCTGTCAAGCCCTTCGAATAGTCGTGAACGGCGTGAGTAACAGCACGAATTGTCTTTTCACCTGCGGCTATCTCGTTAGGATCATTAGTAATATACGGTACGTTCAAATCTGTTTGTAGCGTCCATGTAAAGCGATATGCGTCTGTTGCTTTGTCATAGACACGCACCGTCTTATATTCTGCAGGATCATAGCGCACATAGACCTCTTCGCCTTGGTACTTCCACGCATCTTCCGCTGAGTACCAGAGCTTTTCACCTGCAAGCTCGATGTAAACGCCGTTGCGCTTGATTTTTTGATACCGTGTCGTTCTCGCAAGCAGAAGCGAAAGATCCTCGTCTTTTGCTTCTCGGAAGGTGGTGTACTTGATTGATTCGTTCCAGACCTCAATTCTTGTCATGCCCTTGTATTTGCGTTCTTTGCCACCGTACTCATCGACGTTGAAGTCACCGTCGATGAGGATTTCGAGCGCAGCTCTTATCTGATCGTCTTCGGGAACAATGCCGTATTTCAGCTTGTATTTAAGGCTTTCCGGGCGTTCTATAATAGTACCTCCGCAGAATGTTTCTATCACTCGGCTGATGTGATTTTTCAGTGTGCCGAATGTACGCTCGATAGGCTTTGCCTTAGCGTTTCTGACAATTGCATTGTGCATTGTAATGTCAAGCAATTGCAGTATGGTCGGTGGTATATCGTCCGCATTCCATGTCTTTCGTGTCCTGTGACCTCTGCCACCTATATCGTGCGTAAGGAACTCAGATCCGTTATCAAAATACACCGATTTCGGAACGCCGAAACGCTTTATTGCGTGACGAAGTGCCAAAAGGGTACTATGCGAGTCAGGCTGTTCGGTCAAATTCCAACCGACAAGTACTCCCGACTTTGCGTCAAGAAACGCTGTAAGATACATACGATGTGTCTTCTGAGCGTTATTTTCGCAGTATGTGATGAAGTCGAAGGTGTGGTTATCTGCGATCCATACATCATTAGCCTGCAAATCATCATACAGTCGTTCGATGTAAGGTATGTATTTATCGGTAAATGCCTTTTCACCATATCTCATCAACGCAATTACTGCCTGAGGAAGCTTTTCAGCTTGCCGGCGGAAACTACGCTCGGAAGGTATCTTATCAAGATCCTGCGGATAAAACTCTGTAACCCATTCAATCATCAGCTGATAGCAGCGGGACACCGGCAATCTGCGTTCATCAAGGTAGAAATACAAAAATGCGTCAAGTATATGCGTCGGAATATCGGTGTGACCTTTATTCCATCCGCCACGCTTATCTATAAGCCCTTCAATGTCGCCGTTCTTATATGCGGCGTACTTGCGATACAGTATATCGGTGGATATATCTATCTCGGGATGTTCAAGCTGCATCTTGGCTACAAAAAGTAGATCCGTATCGGCTTTTTTGCGATTACTCTTGGTTCTGTACATCTCCCAGACTTTGAGTATCTTTATCCAGTCAGACGCCTGCTGCCGTTCGTTTTCCGTGTACTCCTCAAATGGCTTTGAAACTGCCTTTGAACGCTGTTTTTCAACCGTTTTAGTCGGTGCTATTCCAAGCTCTTTGCGCTTGGAGTTATAGTATCGCTCACGGATTTTTTCGTCCATCTGATCAATGTCAAAAAGATACTCTTTGCGGTTATTTGCCGCATCGGCTTTTTCAATTGATGGTAGCTTTCCGTTTTTAGCCAACTGCTGAATATAACGTAAACTACAACCTTTAATTTCAGCTAATGCCGTAGCCGAAATCATCTCACTCACAGTAGATTCCTCCTTTCCAGCAAAGATAGATTACAGGTTATTTGGTAGAAACCGTATTGCAATTAACATAATAATCGCCGTTACCGCCGGAATTAAATATGAAAATAGTAAGTCCAACAGTTTTTCCTTCATTATCGTTTTCTTTCCGACCTGCCATCATCAGTACAGGGCGGTCATTCCCTGCAGACGGGCTGTTGCCCGTTTCGGCTGATTGTGATATAATGATTGTGAGAGGGGGTGAAATCATGTCGGAAAATTGTGATTTTATGAAAATTATGCTAAAAGCACAGGAGAGTGCCGGACAAGCAGTTCTTACACTTGAGAAAAGCAGAAATGCAGACAAATTTCCGCAAATGATGCCGACTGAATGGCATAAAGAACGTACTTATATAAATGCACTTGTTCGTGAAGCATTAGAAGAATATCACAAAGCACTTAAAGAAGCGTTTGAGAAGCAAGGCTTACAATTTCCAAATTTCTGAATCAGCTGATTCATAAGCAGTTTTTAAAATCTGATGTGCCCTGTCTTTAACAAAGAACTCATATTCGCTTTCGCCAAGAGATTTCGCATATTCTACCGAATATAAATAATGAAAAACCTCTTTTATAAACTCCAAATGCTTCCGGAAAATTTCCGCTATAGCCGCCTGCAATTCAAAATTGTCGGCGGCTGTATGATTTTCCTTGACCTTAACTTTGACTTTATGTATGTGCTGTCTGTTACGATTTTTCTCAATATTTTGAGAAGCCTTGACGCAAGAAGCGTACAGGAAATCAATAACAGTGTTTCTATCCGCAGAATAATTTTCTATTGAACTTTTCTGCTCAGTTATCGCTTCTGCGGCAATTTTATTTTGCTCGGGCATAATATTTTCCTTTCCGACCTGCCATCTTCAGTACAGGGCGGTCATTCCCTGCAGACGGAAAACCTTGCGGCTTTCCGTTTCGACAAATAAATAAGGAAAGGATCTGTAGCAAACTTCAAGCAGTTAACTCTCGGTCTGCATATATGCTCGTCTTTCCGAGCTGTCACCGATGCAGTCTCCGCCTCTTCGGTTGAGTTCCGTTATCGTACTGCTGATTTGCAGGTGTGTCGGGGTAACCTCCTGCAATGTCTCAGTTCCATGGTAACCGCCCCTACAAACTGGGCTTGATACGCTCAAGCGGGCGGCTCAGGCAAGAATGATAAACTCGCCCTTGCAGTAATCAAAAGCTCCGACATAGGAATCGTCAACAAAAACATTGCCGACTGTATCGGTATCGGCATCTATATCAAGATTGCCTTTAGGCAGTCCGCCGTGCTTACGGTAATAGTCCGTAAGGATTCTCTTTTTATCCTTAATGCTCATTTAGATCTCCTTCCGAGTATTTCGTCTGTAGTGACCAAAAACAAATCTGCAAGGCAACAGAGATTAGCGATTGATAATGTTTTATTGCCAAGCTCCCAACCACACACAGCCGCCTTTGATACGCCAATTGCATTTGCTACTTCCGCTTGCGACATACCATGTTGCTCACGTAAACGCTTTATATTATCGTTATAGGTCATTAATTACTCCTTTCTGCTATAGACATTAGCCATAAATAGTGTTATAATCACCTTAACTGGAGGTAATATACATGGATTTAAATTTCAAAAATTTTCTTAACCACTTGAAAGAACGTGACTTATTAGAGATTATTATCAAATCTCGTGATGAAGCCAAGAAACAAGCTCCTTATAATAAAAATGCAATAGTACAAGAAACAGATATCAAATCTTTATGGATTTCGATTCTACTTCTAAACAAATATCATGAATGGCTTTTTGGGCAATTTAAAGATATTTCTGAAACCAACAACGATGATTAATGTTCAGACTATGATAAACTTTTAGCATAATCCTGTATATTCTGAATTATTTTCTTTGCAGTTTCCTTATCAGTGCGTTTTATCGGTGATTCGACAGTTGATTTCGTGTGCATTATTGTATCAATATTATCGTTTTGTTCTGCTGATTTTGTGATTTTAATCATTAAATCAGCAATTTCTTTTGCTGTTCCATCAATGATCAATTTCATTCTTTGTCCTCCTTTCGCTTGTTTTCGATTGACACCGCTCGGGCGGTATGTTAAAATAACTATGGGTAAGTGTGCCTTATTCGTTTACCCAAGTAAATTATAATCCCAAAATGTGAACTTGTCAATAAAAATATTCACATTTTGGGAAAATAGATGTTTTAAACAGAAAGGATGAGGACGATTTGTGCATAATTGACAACATTCTGAGCCTTTTATCCAAAAAGAAAGTGAATCAAGTTGATTTATGCAAACATATTGGTGTAAGTACAAGCACTATGACAAACTGGAAGATTCGGAAAACAGATCCACCTGCAAGATATATTATCCCAATTTGTGAATATCTGAGTGTTTCTCCGATGCTTCTGCTTACTGGAGAAGAAGCTAACAGCAATGCTATTTCTTTGGATGAAGAAGAATTATTAACTAACTACAGAGCGGTAAATGACATAAAAAAAGCTCAGATCAGAGAGAGAGCCGCCGTCCTTGCTGAGCTTGAAGCGGCAAAGAAAAAGAATAATGTTCAAACACCATTAAAACAATCATTAAAACGGACTGAAACAGCAGAAAAACAAGAGCCGCAATACATATCTCTGCCATTCCCGGCACTTCCGGCATCGGCAGGAGCCGGCGAGTATCTTCACGAAGATACAACTTCTTATATAAAGGTACCGTTAACAAACCTTACCGGGCGGGCTTCTTTTGCTCTTCGTGTCCACGGAGATTCGATGGAGCCTGATTACTTTGACGGAGATATTGTGCTTGTTGATGCCGATGCGGACGTTAATGTAGGTGATGTAGGAATATTTATTGTGAATGGAGAAGGCTTTATCAAGCAGAGAGGAAAAGACCGTCTTATCTCTCTTAATAATAAGTATAAGGATATCAGAATCAGCGCAGATGATACTTGCGTATGTAAGGGAAAGGTTATAGGTTCGCTGTAAAAAGGAGGTTTATAATAATGGGATTACGTTTCAGAAAAAGTATTAAACTCGGCGGTGGATTCCGCCTTAATCTTAGCAAATCTGGTGTAGGATATAGTTGGGGTACAAAAGGATTCCGCATATCAAAATCAGCAAAAGGTCGCACAAGAAAAACTTTCTCAGTCCCCGGCACAGGTATTTCATATTCTACTTCGTCGGGAAAATCAAAGCGGCGTAAATCAACAACAGCAAAGCAGAATTATTCACAAAGCAATACAGATTTTACAGAGCAGATTCCGGTTGATCCTAAAGTTCAGCGTATTAAAAAGATTGCGATTACAGCAATAATCGCAGGACTTGTTCTCATGATGATCGGACATCACGAATCCGATCCTTTACATATTACACTCACTTCACTTGGGTATATAGGTCTTATAGGCGGTATCATTTTAATGGTGATAAAGAACCGTTTCGGTAAAAACGAATAAAATAGTACAATATTAACTTTTTCTTTAAATTTTTCGTAAAGCGAAAAGCTCAACGAACTTGTTCGTTGATATGTTGCTTTTTGTTCGTTGAGTTCGTTGCTAACATTTTCAATAATTGGAATTTATTTAAATTCGTATAAAAGAAAAAGAAAAGCCGTTAAAACGCTTAACAATGCGCTTTAACGGCTTTTAAAATGCGATTAAAACAGTTTGAAACAGTAATTTAAAATGATTTGCCTTTTCAACAAATACAAAAAATCGGTGCAAAAACGCACCGATTTTTTTGACAACTCATTTTTCAACGCCGTGCCGGATAAACCACTTGCAACACGCAACAAACCGCATAACAATCAGCTTTGTGCGGATTTATCCCGCTTTATTTCGGCTTATCCCGTGGTTTCCCACTTTTTGCGTTTTGCGTGGCAGACAACAAAAATGTTTCTTCTTCACCGAGATACAAAGGGATAATCACAGAACCGTGCTCTTCTGTGATAAGAGTGATTTCAATACTGTCCATATGAATCATACCTCATATAAGATACTGGCAGTATCCCATATTGTGACCTTGCGCTTCTTCTATTTTCTCTATTGCGGATGATGTCTTATTGAGATTATATTTTTCACAAAGCTGTTTGATCGATTTGAAGAATTGCTCATAGTCAGAATAATATCCGTTGATTTTCGGAAGTAATTTCTGAACAACCGCATAATCTATTGCAATCTCTCTGGCCAGTGCGTTATCGCCGCCTGTCATAAGACTCTGGGCTGTCTTGATGTATTGTTCTATGCTGAGCATTATTCTCGGACTTACACTCATACCGAACGTTTTAAATGTGCCATATATGCTTTCAAGAGCGGTTTCAGTCGAAGTGCTGAGTTCATCGTCCTTTGCAAATGCGTTATATAATGCATCCCAGGTTATATGCTCACCCGGCATATCTGTGGTTGTGTTCTTTTTCAGCTTTGCTTCAGGCAGCTTTATTATACACGCTCTGTCAATAAGTCTGGGCGAAAGCGATTCTGTCGTCTGATCGGTATTGATAGTTGCCAGAAAGCGTAATGTTCTGGGAACAAAAAGGTCGTTTTCAGTGCCTATGTTGATATATGAATCAAGCTCTGATGTCCTGTCTGCAAGGCGCATGAAATCAGACCAGTAGTATTCCATCTGGCTGAGGTTTGCTTCATCCAGGGTAATGAGATATGGGTATTGTGAATTACCTCTTTCGAGATCCAACGTCTGCAGAGCGTCAAAAACCTTACTGTTGTTTTTATCATACTTTTTTGTAAGCGGATTGTAGTATCCTATAAAATCACGTTTCGAAGACCAGCCTCTTTCTACCGAAACCGAAACGAATCTGTTTATATCCTTACCAAACTGATTCAGACCAAGTATATCACCTATTATATTGCACATAGACGTTTTGCCTGTTCCGGGTTCTCCGGAAAAAACGGTGAGGAAATTCTGCGTAACACATGTGAAAATATTAATTATATCGTTTCGGCTGTAATCCCTTTTGGCACTTACATAATCAACAATATAATCAATCAGATCATCACCGTATAACGATGACGGCTGTACTTTCGATAATTCGTTCGAACGTAACGCATAAATATCTTTTTCTTCTTTTGCGTCCCACGATGCGGCTTCTCTCATCATTCTGTTTGATAAAAACGGATCAAATGCTCTTGATGCAACATTTTCTATACCTGTTTTAATCGCATTGCTGACTTTATCCTGCGCTGAAAGCAGTTCGTCATTATATTCCAGTGACTTCTTTCTCAGATATTCATTATTCGTTTCAAGAGTTGACTGTTCATCTCGCAATTTCTTGATTTTTTGTTCGGCTTCGGTTATATCTGTAACCATTCTTTTATATTCATTCAATTCCTCCTTCAGCTTTTCGGCTTCGTCGGACGAAATTTTAAAATCACCGCTGTCAAGCTCGGTTATTTTCTGTTCCTTTTCCTGATTATCCTTTCTCAGCTTCTGGATCAGCTTTTCGTTTTCTTCGTTCTTGTTTCTTTCATCCAGATACTGAGATTGAAGATCCTTATATTCCTGCGATTCCGTAGCCATCTGATTAGACAGATTGCTTGCCGTATCCGGAAGTGATTTCAGCAAACTGCTCAACAGCTCCTGCTTTATATCAGAAAAAGCCTCTGTGTCAGAAATGATCCTTTGCAACCGTTCCAGTCTTTCCTGTGCAACGCTGTCAGGAAGTGTGGATACAAAAGGCATATTCATATAGCTGTTGATAAATTCGTCCGGGCTTTCGGTTGCTGATTCCAATGAAATATTCTCAGATACACTTTTCAGCAGGACCTCGTCCGGAATAATGTCAGCCTGTTGCCGGGAACCTGTCGCATATATAAACTGTGTCTCTGTCGGATCATCATAATACGACTGCTTTTCAAGCTCAAAACACTGAACTTGCTCGTTCGGATAAAAAGGAACAAGGTAATTGGTAATATCGGGCTTTATGTAGTATTTACCGTCACCTATTCTGCGTTTTGCTTTGTAAGGACCATAGTATTTTCCGTTGTAGAGCATAACCACATTTTCGTTTTCGGCAATATTAGTATTAGTCAGCGTCACGTTCCCGTCCATCATTTCAACCAACGGTTTATTGGTATATTCGCAATTAACCACTTTATATATATCGTTTTTGCAAGCAGGAATGATAATTTTGTCAAGCGCTATGCCGTCATGCACGATTCTTGATAAATTAAGCTTGACTTTATATATATCGTTGTTATTGTCATCAAGATAATAGCTGTCTATTTTTACGATATAAGCATTAGTTATGACAGTGTCGTCATCGTTATCGATCTTCTTGTCCTGAAAATACTTAGCTGTGCTGTCAGAGTAGGATATAGACAGATTGATTCCGCCGATATCCGGATAATCACGCCTTAATGCAGCAGGCGAGATTTCTTCTATTTTTCCGTCTTTCAGTTCGAACTGGGGGAAAAAGTTATAAAAAGTATTCCTTTTTTCTATATGACCTATCAGTACCATTGTATTTTTCTTCTGGTTTACCGTATCTTCATCAGCTTTGTCCGTTTTATCGACAGAAGCATCATCGCCAAGCTCAGTTTTATCGGTATCGGCATCGGCATCGTTGGCATCGTCGGCATCGTCGGTTTTATTTGTTTGTATATATACGTTATCTTCATTTTCGGAAAGCACTTCGCTTACGGATTCATTTTTATCGACAGTCGTGCTTTCAGGCATATTGTTCTTTATCGGGTTTTTATTGAT